GCGACTTGCTGGCAAAGATCAATATGATTCTCAATAAACTGAATGCCTACGTAATCAACGTTATGGCCCCGCCGTTGATCATTCAGCAGCACTGTGGAATCACGCGCGAGATGATCACGACGACATTGGAGAAGTCCGGCAGGCTTGTACTTATGCCGACAACTCCAAATGCCTTGATTAAGTTCCTAGAGATACCCAATCTCCCGGCAACGTTCTTTCAGGTACTGGATTTAATCGTTCGATTCTTTGACAGGGTTTACCAAATTGAGGATGCCGACCGTGGCGTGGCGCCGACCGGAGTAATAGCGGCCAGCGCGATTGTGGCCCTTCAGGAGCGCAATCAAGTCCTGATGCAAACCAAAACCAGCGCGGTTGACAACCTGGCAGAGCAAAGAAGCCGATGGGCAATCGGATTGTGGCAGAACTTTGGAACATCTCAGGACACGGTCAACGTCGGCGGGGAAGCACAGCCATTCATGGGCATTCAGTATGCCGGCAGAAAATTCAATTATGTGGTTGAGGCGGGAAGCACGACGCCGAGGACATCGTTGCAGTTACAGGAAATGGCAAAATGGCTATATGAAGTCAAGGCTATCGGGCAAAAAGGTTTATTGGAAACGTTGAATTGGCCGGACTGGAAGGGCGAATTAGAGCGCACAGCGGAAAGTCAACTCGACCAGGCTTTACAAATTATAATCGATGCGGGAATGCCGGAGGAAATGGCAATCGCGTTGAAACAGCAGTTATTGGCCTCGTCCACGCAGACGCAGGAAAACGATAAACGAAAGGCGGCACCTCAGCAGGCGCAAACAAAAACAGTTCAGGGAGGATAAGGTTTATGCCGACGTACCAGTATGAATGCAGTCTATGCAAAAAAATCACAGAGAGGGTCCACCGAATGGACAGCATCCCCAAGAAGGTCCGTTGCGAAACGAAGGGATGTGGGCGCATGGCCCGGCGGATTATCCCTCAAAGCGGTGCGATTCAGTGCGATTCGGTTAACGATGTAAAATGGTTGCCCTCGGCCTGCATGACATTACAGAAGCACGGAGAACCGCCGTTACAGTCCCGGAGCGAGTACCGTGATTATTTAAAAAGGAACAACCTTGCTTGCGTGGGTTAGAAATGGACGAAAAACAGAAAATACGGCTTGATGAAGTTATGTTGCGCATTAAAGAGAGAATATTTATCTTGATTTCCGAAAAGAAACAAGGTAAGATTGAACTGAAATTAGAAATAAATTTACGGAATAACGAGTATGTTGAATCTGTTTTTATGGGGGAGATAGGAAGAAAGAGAATATTCTAAAGATCAAACATAGGTAACCTTGACCCCAAGGGAATCAAGGCCCGATTTTACAGAAATGTAGAGTCGGGACTTTTTTGTTTTGAGCAATCAAGCCCGGAATTTGTGGACAACACGAAAGTGACCCACGAGTTCCGGGCTTTTTTTATTTGTTTCACACCAGATCGGACAACCAGCTCATTCATGCCGGAAACGGACAACATGAAAATCAAACACTGGCCGAGGAATGGGAGAGGGAAGATGAAGAAAGCAATGAGACAGTTTTTTGGAATGATTTTGAAGCCGTTGATGAACGAGCGTGGCGCTATTGGTGATGCACCGGCTGAGGGCGGAGAACCGCCCGCGGCAAACCCGCTGGAGGGGACACCGTTCAAGTCGCCCGAAGAGGCGGCGAAAGGGTATCTCAATTTAAAGGCCCTGCACGATTCACAGGCAAACGAATTGGGGACACTGCGCAAAGTTGTGGACACGCTGTCCAAGCAGCAACCGGCGGCGGCACCCACGGCAAAGGCAGATGGACCTGATTACGATTCAGAAATCGCAGCCACAAACAAGGCAATCGAAAAACTCGATCCGATGCAGGAAAATTATCAGTCGGAATTGTCAAAACTGTTGGTGAAATCAAACAGTCTGACGGCGGCCAAAGTGAAGGACACCGTGCTGAATACAGCCGGAAACCTTTTCCAGGAAGAACTTTCCAAGCGCGACCAGCAGGCGGCGCTCAATAAGTTCTACGGGGAATATCCTGACTTCAGGAGGCCTGAAACGCAGGCGGAAATCGGTGATTTCCTGGCCAACGACCAGACGGGAATGCACGACAAGTTTTCTGCTTTCTTTAAACTGAGGAGTGACAAGGCGTTGGCTCTCGCAGGCCAAAAGGACGCCGATAACGCGGAATTACAGAAGATCCTTGACCTCGAAAAAGGCAAGGGTGAGACGGGCAAAGTGATCATCAAGGGGCAGAGCCCTGGGAATGTCACCAAGCCACCCATATTAACCGGTAAGGACCGTGATGCTGCTATGGCTGCCGCTTTAGCTGCCATGAAGTAGTAGTCAGTTCCTTTCAATAAGGAGAAAGATCATGAGTTTACAAAATCAATTAAACGCAACCACAGAGGTTTACTGGAACTCAGTAGTACCGGAAGATATTTTTAACACTTCATCCGCTCTTTTGTGGGCGCTTTGCGGCAAGGCAAAAGCTGAAGACAGCCTCATTGTCCAGCCGGAAGAGCTTGTTGACGGCGGCAGTATGATTAAAGTTCCGCTGATTAACGCGAACAGTAACCACGGCACCTATGGAGCCAATACTGTCATTGACCAGTCGAAGAAAGACCTTGTGACTGCGGCAAGATTCGGATGGGGCGGCGCTTACGGTTCCAACACCCTGAACCTTGACGATACGATCAAGAATTCCGGCGACGCAGCGGTTATCCGCTTAACCAATCAGTATATGGAAAACATCAAAG